AAAATGGCGTGAATGGCAGTGGTATTTTGAAGGTTCGTAAGTCGAATTTAGATAAAAAAGCGAAGGAAAATATTCGTAAAACTTTCGAGGATGCCAATGCCGGTAGCGATAGTAATGCGCTGCGAACAATTATTTTAGATGAAGATATGGACTATGCGCCAATGCAAATAAACACAGAAATTTTGAAGTTTGTTAATTCAAATGACTGGAATACAAAGCAAATTGCGAAAGTTTTTGGCATTAGTACAGACCGTCTAGGTGTTGAAGCAAACCATAGTAATACAACTCAAACAAACATGATGTATTTACGCAATACTTTGATTCATTATCTTAAAGCGATGGAGAGTGAAATCAATCTAAAATTAGGGACAAAAAATAAGCTCACTTTTAATACGGATTGGCTGATTAATGCGGAGCCTCAACAAGTATGGGAAAACAATATCGAAGCCGTAACGGCAGGCATTTTAACCGTCAATGAAGCAAGGGAACGCATGGGCCTAGGAAAGATTGAAAATGGAGATACATTGAAAGATACAAGGGAGGCAACAATATGAATGAAGAACAAGAAAAGCGTTTAACTGAATCAGCTGAACTCGAAGCACCTACCACAGCGAATGAGTCGGAATCTGAAACAGAAAACGCTACAAATGATGATAGCACAAAAACTATTACTGGTTACGCTTTAAAATTTGGCGAGCCTAGTAAAGATTTAGGTGGCTTTGTAGAAGTAATTACAGCTGAAGCACTTAAAGAAGTGGATTTATCAAACGTCATTTTACTGCATGGCCATGATTATTCTAAGCCATTGGCTAGTGTAAAAGCAGGCACATTAAAGTTAGAAGTTGATGAAATCGGATTGAAGTTTGAAGCGACTTTAACGGATACAACTTATGCAAAAGATGTTTATGAAAATATTAAGGCTGGCATTGTTGATTCAATGAGTTTCGGTTTCGAAGTCGGACTAGATTCATTTGAAGAAGATGAAGAAGGTACAATAACACGTTCAATTGAAAACATGAAAGCATTGCATGAAATTAGCATTGTAACCGTTCCAGCGTATGATTCATCAAACGTACAAGTAAGCACACGATCATATACAAAATTTATCGAAGGAAAAGAGGACAAAAATATGAAATTTAATCAGCTAAATAAACAAAATACAGAGGTACGTTCATTTGAAGACTATATTCGCGCAAAAGGCGAGGTACGTGATGGCCTAACAACAGCAGCTAATTCAGCTGGCGTAGTTGTACCATCAGATGTCATCGGTGAAGTGTTTGAGTTAAAACGTGCTGCATATAACCTGGCACAATATGCAACTGTAAAACCTGTATCAAATGGACAAGGTAAATACCCTGTAGCAACAAACCAACAAGGCGTACTAGCAACCAAAGAAGAATTAGCACAAATTGCAGACGTAGACGCTGATATGTTTACACAAGTACAATTCGCAGTCGAAACGCGCGCCGGAAAAATTGCTCTATCAAATGAAGTTGTAGAAGATGCTGCAGTCGATGTAGTAGCTGAAGTACAAGCGCAATTAAAAAAATTAGTAGATAACACAGATAATAAACACATCATTGATTTACTAAAAACATTTACAAAAGTAGATGTGACGACAACAGATACATTCGACCAGTTGAAAAAAGTGAACAATGTAGACCTAGATCCAGCGTTAAATAAAATGGTTATTGTCAATCAAGATACATTCCAATACTTAGATACGCTGAAAGATTTAGAAGGTCGTTATTTACTTCAATCAGATGTAACAGCACCTTCAGGCTATTCTTTATTCGGTAATCCAGTAGTCGTACTTTCTAACAAATTATTCGCGCCTACTACAGTTGGCTCATTACCAATGATTTTTGGCGACATTGAGCAATCCGTATTCGTAGCTCGTCGAAACCAAGTTGAAACACGTTGGGAACAATTCGATTATTACTCACAAGGTCTTGCAGTTATTGTACGTAATGATTATCAAGTAATTGATGCAGATGCGTCACGCTACATCGAGATTGCAGCACCTGTGGAAGTACCAGCGGGTTAATATCATTTAGACCGATGTATTTTATAAAGGGCTTGCCAATTGGTGGGCTCTTATTTTTTTAACAGAAAGTAGGAATACTATGACAAATTTAATGGATGTAGAAGCAATCAAATTATCTTTACGAGTGGACCATACCTATGATGATGGCATGATTGAAGGGTATATTGCAGCAGCTAAAAACTATGTAAGAAATGCGGTAGACATGGAGGCATCCACAGAAGCGTTGAGCGTATATGAAGGCTTTCCTTTAGCCGTTAGTTTATTAGTACAATACTGGTATGTAAACCGCACAGAAAGCGTGGAATATGTGCCTAATACAGTTGTATCATTTATCCAACAATTACGAGGTGAACACCATGTCTAACTTAAATGCACCAAAATTTAACGAACGAGTTACCTTTGTTCAAATGATTCCCTCTAGTGGTCCAGAACCTGGAGAAATAGAAGAAAAAGAAATTTTTAGTTGCTGGTGTTACTTCAAAAGTAAGTCAGTCTATGACATTCAGCGAGAAGTTACAACAGGCTTAGAGGACACCATTAACTTATATATCCGATACGAGCATACAGGCCAATTCGATAGTAAAGCTCACATTCGTTTTCAAGGGAATTTATATGGCATCATCAAAATAAACCCCAACATTTCGGAAAAAGATTTTACTTTAATAACTGCTAAATTAACAAAATAATTGCAAATAACGATATAACGTTATATAATGATTATACAAGGCGGAAACCTTGTACTAACTGTTTTGTTTTAATTAATTGTCATTTTTGATGAGCTGTTCTCTATCAAAAAAATGAAAGAAGCCCTATCCATATTGGACGGGGCTTTTTTTTATTCCTTATATTCAATTATCTCGCTTATTTCTTTTACATCAAGCGCCTTCATAACACTTTCTAAGTGCTCTTTATTAATTGTCGTTCGATTATTCCTCGCCATCTCACTAATCGTTGTAGGGCGCAATCCAGTGACCTCAGCTAACTCTTTTTGTGTTATCCCTTTAGCTGCTAATACTTCCTTTAATCTGATGTTAATCATATCTTTTCACCTTCCAGTGTAAAGCTAACTTCAAATTGAACATCTAAAGCAATTGCTATTTTTTCGAGATCTACAACAGATAACGAATTGTTTTTCATTTTCTTAGATAGATTGGGTTGTGATGTACCAATTTTTTCAGCCAGTTGTGTCATATTAATATTTTTTTCTAGCATTAAACGCTTCACTTTTTTAGTCGTATCAATCATTTATTGCACCTACTTTTTTATTTGCAATCATATCATAC